CTTCTGTGACCACTGCTGCTGGTTCAGCAGGTGCAAACTGGGACCCCATCCTTATCGCTCTCGTTCGTCGTGCTATGCCTAACTTGATGGCATATGACGTTTGTGGCGTTCAACCTATGACTGGTCCTACTGGTCTTATCTTCGCCATGAAGTCTCGTTATAAGACTTCTGCTAACGAAGTAACTGCTGATGACGAAGCGTTGTTCTCAGAAGCAATCACTGCTTACTCAGGTGACTCAGCTGGCGGTGACCAGCCTGGTGCACGTGGTGTTTCAGGTTTGGAAGGTGCTACTGACACTAACGTTGACAGTGGTATCAACGATTCTGGTTCATCATACGTACCTGTTGTTAACCGTGGTATGTCTACAGCAACTGCTGAAGGCCTCGGTACTGGTCAACAGTTTAACGAAATGGGTTTCACCATCGAGAAGGCAACGGTTACTGCGGTATCACGTGCTCTGAAAGCAGAATATACGCTTGAACTCGCTCAAGACCTCAAGGCTATTCATGGTCTTGACGCTGAGACAGAACTTGCTAACATTCTGTCTACAGAAATTCTTGCTGAAATCAATCGTGAAGTTGTTCGTACTATCAACTCTCAAGCTAAGATTGGTGCTCTTCAGTCTAACATGACTACTCGTGGTATCTTCGATTTGTCTACGGACGCTGATGGTCGTTGGTCAGTTGAGAAGTTCAAGGGTATGTTGGTACAGATCGAGCGTGAGTGTAACGTAATCGCTAAAGAAACTCGTCGTGGTAAGGGTAACGTAGTAATCTGTTCTTCAGACGTTGCTACTGCTCTTGCAGCTGCTGGTATGCTTGATTATTCACCCGCTCTTTCTACTAACCTTCAGGTAGACGATACTGGTAACACCTTCGCAGGTGTACTGAATGGTCGTACACGTGTATACATTGACCCATATGCGGTTGGTGATTACGTAACTGTAGGTTATAAGGGTACAAATCCTTATGACTCAGGTGTGTTCTATTGCCCTTACGTACCTCTTCAGATGGTACGTGCAGTTGGTGAGAACGACTTCCAGCCACGTATCGGGTTCAAAACTCGTTACGGGATTATTGCTAATCCATATGCTGGTACAGGCGCACCTCAGAGTGACCTGGCTAACACAGTACGTCAAAACCAGTACTATCGTATTTTCCGCGTGGATAACATCCTCGACTAATAAAAATAACGATAGTTATAAAAATTTGGGGGACGTAATGTCCCCCTTTTTTTAATTAAAATTATATGTTAACACAACACAATACAAAAAACAATAATTTTATACAGAAAAAGTAGTTTCCAAATCTATATTTTCAAGTTTGTCTTCAAGATCAATCTCGTAATAATATGGATAATTTCTTTGATATAAAGTATTGTTTTTTGCGTTGTAGAGAACAGGTTCATCCCAACTATGTACAGATCCTACCGCTGGTAAGACACCATAAACACTGATTGGGTTCGTACCGTCTCCATTAAAAACCATCTGTGCGTTAGAACACATTTGGTTAAACTTATCAATATTTCCACCAGCGACACTTTCAAAACTGATTATAGGGTTAGCTCCAGTTAATGTGCTTGTGTGAAAAATGATACGTATTTCTTTATCAGGGTTGTTCGCAGCTTTAGTTAACGCTTTAGTAAATACTTTAGATACGGTTGATGCTGCACCACAAATATACATTACTTTTTCCGAATCTACGAGTTGGTATTTATGAAGATAACTTTCGATGCGATAAGCCGCTTTTTTATCTGAAGACCATGAAGCAACAGCATATTCTGGACTATAATGATTGAAAACAGCTTGAGCGATTTCGTACTGTTTTGTTTCTGTTTTTGATACAGCAATCAGTGTTGTACGTTCGAGTAATGCATTATAATCAAACGGATTTACACCGGCCAAACCACCAGATTCTTTGAAAATGCGACACTGAGTTATTAATGCTGCCTTAATATCTTCGACAGTGTTAGGGTTAGCGGCGACTTCTGGTTGTAACGACTGGCCCATATAAGATATGGCATCTTCAAGTTCGTATTGCGTTACTTTGGCGTTTTTAGGAACAAATACTGCAACGATAATAAATTCCCGGCCACATTTAGAAAAAAATTCTTTCCTAGTAGCTCCTGTGAGTTCATGATCTCCATTACCAATTCGTAATACAGCGGGTGGTAGGTTGGTAAGTTTGTAACCTTTAGATAACGAACGCCAAACGGGTTTTGGATCTTTTACTCGGCCACCTTTTCGGTGGACTTGTCTAACCGTTTCAACAATTGGCACCAATTCAAAATGACTAAACTTAATTGCAGGATGAATATCTGGTCCGAAATATGTAGGTTCAGAATTTTTCCACAAAGTTTCGTAAAGTTCATCGTAAACAGTTATATCATCTTTTGTGAGTTCTTCACGAGTGATGTTAACGGTATATCTTGTTTTTGTTTCTATGAGGGTTAATCGATTTTGCCCATCGATTGGGGTTGTTTTCATGTTTTCCATGAGAGTTTCCTCCTTTTAGGGGTAGGTTCATATTGAACGACTGTCTTTAGGACTAGTCGCATATAGGCGAGAAGTTGGTTGAACTTTATTCATAAGTTTCATTGTTCGCTTATGAGGTCGGTTCTTCCATCCGTACCACTTGGATGGTTTGCCCACTTTGTAAGGTGGATCACAGTCGATTTTGTCGTACTGTGCCGCCGTTACATCGATGATTGTCTCGCCATCTTGCAACCACCAGTGAGTATTTCCTAGAGAATCTTTACCACTATAAGGTGTTAGTATACCACAACTTAAAAAGTAATACAAGGCCTGAGTGGAATGATAACAATGTCCGAATAACGGGTTTGTTTTATTCTCTTCTTTATATATACGAGAAAGATATTTGGGGTCAAGCTTTTCTACTATTAAACCGGATATCAACTTTACATTCTCTTCAGTATACTCATACGTTTGATAATCTAGGGTATGTGTTTCAAACACAACCCATTCATTACCTTCTTTTCTATATCTGTGTCGTTCCAAAATCATCGAATAATATCAATATTATCTGCGTTAACATTCCATGTTTCAACTTCAGTTCGAATGCGACCATCATTAGTGAGTGTCTCAAAACGATTTGACGCTTTCTTACGCCACCAATCAATCACATTCTCAATGTTGAATCTATCATAATTTTCACGTTTTGTCAGATTACCAGTTTTAAGATTTAAATAATCTTGAACATTGTCATATCCGTAGGTTGAATAAAAAGAACGTTTCTTCTCAGTCAATCCTTTGGCATCAGAGAAGGTCTGACAGAACTTCGCATAGGCAGTATTATCGTATTGTTTGAGAGAGGATTTGATAATACCTACCATCTTGGTCTGGGTCTTTAACTTGCGAGAAGATGCATCAGCAGGTACCAAGGGTTCACCATCGTTTTGTTTTCTAAACCATTCGTTTAACTTACGAAAATTATTATCATTTATCAATGGCGCGAAGTTTGAGTCTGTCAGACCGTTAAACCTTAATAGTGGTTTCATACCATCATACTGCGAAACCGCCTTGGTAGAACCATACAAAGAAGTTGTTTCGAACATACAAATGTTCGCATCGTATTTTTTATTCAATGCTTCACGTACAGTGTGAGAACAACAAATGGCAGCCAACAGTTTACCACCAAGATAGTTGAATCCAAACGGTTGTGTAGGTACAATATTGAAACCCATAATAACAGACTTGTTAAATCGTTTCATTACATCGGGGTTCATTGTATCAAGAGGGTTACCCAACCATTCATTGCGAGGACGAGAGTTTATTGTGGGTGAACCAAAACGAATCATACCAATAATGGTTTCAGTATTTTTTTCGGTTACTATCCACAACATTTGTTTGCCTGGGATACTTGCTTCTACGGGTGCTGATGTGGTAATTTCCATATAACGCATAAACTTTTCTTGTGAACACTCGTAAAACCCAACATCCATATCATTCGGATGAATATTAAAATTACTGAAGAGGTCACTTTCTGGACCCATGCCTGGAAGTGAATGTGGAAAAGATTCCATGCGTTCCATTTTAACAGTACGCATATAATCATCAATGCGTTCGAAGTTACCGAAGAACTCTTCGAAAACATTTGCCGCATAGTAGGCGTCGGACTTAGATAAAATCATAAAAATAAATTCTCAAACAATAGAAATAGTATATAGCATTTTTTCTAGTATGTCAAGGTATAAATAGAAGAAACGATTAAGGGTTTACATACCGTGGCAGAACTGACTACCAATATTAACTATCTCCAACCTACTGGATTTGCAGTCTCTATCTCGAAAGAGAATTATCCGAATATCCAGTACTTTGCACAATCTATATCACACCCTAGCGTCTCTGTCTCAGAGGTTGAAGCTCCATATCAAAGAAGAAATGTGCCAATTATCGGTGATAAAATTTTATTCGATGAAGTTAACTTTACCTTTATGATGGATGAAGATATGAGAGCATACGAAGAAATGTTTGCCTGGTTAAATCGCATGGTCAATGACGAGTATAAGACTGCTGCTGGAACTGTTTTAACTGGCATTGGTTCTGAAGCTGACATTACTGTCACCATTCTTTCTAGTCACAATAATGCGAACAAACAGATTCGTTATATCAATGCGTTTCCCGTCAATATTACAGGCGTTGAATTCTCCACACTAGGTGGTGATGTCACCCCGTTGACATTCTCTGCTGGGTTTAGATATTCTTACTTCGAACTACTATAACTTGAATCTCCTAGTTAAGTGTGGTATAATACCAGAAAATTACTAGGAAGTCAACACAATGGACTTAAAAGATATCTTGTCTATGTGGGAAGAGGACAGTAAAATCCCCTCAGCGCACTTAGATGAAACATCTCGTAACACTCCCGCATTACATTCTAAGTATTTGTCTATTTTAGCTGATGCTAAGTTAAAAATGAAAGATGCTGAGTTCAAACAGAAAATCCTTCTGAAAGATAAGTGGTTATATTATAATGGAAAGTTAGACCAGAAGTCAATAGAAGAAAAAGGATGGGACCCAGACCCCTTCAACGGTCTAAAGATTCTAAAGGGTGAGATGGAACACTACTATGAGAGTGACCCAGAACTTCAAGCGTCCGAAGCGAAAATTCAGTACATTAAAACAGTTATAGATACACTATCTGAAATCATTAACAATCTTAATTGGCGACATCAAACCATTAAGAATATGATTGACTACAAGAAGTTTGAAGCCGGTTTTTAAATTTATTAAATATGATTAAGTTAAAGTTAAAAAATCATGCGATGTTACAGTTAGTGGAGTGTGAAACTTCACTAGCTCAAGAATTGTATGATTATTTTTCTTTTGATGTGCCAGGTGCAAAATACATGCCTGCATTTAAATCTCGTCGTTGGGATGGGAAGATTCATCTACTCAATCGCATGAACGGTGAAATCAATGCTGGTCTTTTGTCAGAAATAGAAAAGTTTATTTACCGAAAAGGAATTCCTTTAAAGTATGAAGAAACTCCTTACGGATGGCCTGGAACTAAAAATAAATTAAACCATATGGACCTTATGCGATGGATTGAAAAAATCAATCTACCATTTATGCCTCGTGACTATCAGTATGATGCTTTCATACATGCACTGGAAAACAAAAGAAGTGTTCTGGTGTCTCCTACGGGATCTGGAAAATCTTTCATCATCTATCTTCTTATTAGATGGTATCTTGACCGATGCAAAGACAAAAAAATATTGTTAATCGTTCCGACTACTAGTCTAGTTGAACAAATGTACTCAGACTTTACTAGTTATAATTTTGATGCAGAAAGTAACTGTCACCGCATTTATTCTGGTAAAGATAAAGACACAGAAAAACCTATAATAATTAGTACATGGCAGTCTATTCATAATTTAGGCACAAAGTGGTTCGAACAATTTGGTATGGCCATCGGTGATGAATGTCATGGTTTTAAAGCAAAATCCCTCTCGTCAATTATGAACAAATCATTAAATGCTGAGTATCGTTTTGGTACAACTGGTACTTTAGATGGCACCAGCGTCAACCAGATGGTCTTAGAGGGACTTTTTGGGCCAGTGCTTAGGGTTACTACTACTGCAAAACTACAAGAAGAAAAAACCTTAGCTAAATTAAACATTGATATAATAGTTTTAAGATATGACAAAGAAATTAAAAAAAACTTGTCTAATGCTACCTACCAAGAGGAAATTGATTTTTTAGTATCCTGTGATGCCCGCAATAAGTTTCTACGTAATTTAGCTTGCAGTCTGGATGGGAATACGCTTGTTCTTTTTAACTTGGTCGAAAAACATGGAAAAGTGTTGAGAGATATAATAGAAGACAAAATAGAGGATGGGAGAAGATTATTTTATGTATCTGGAGAAACTAAAACTAATGATCGTGAAGCAGTTCGAAAAATTGTCGAGTCACAGTCAAATTCTATTACTCTTGCTTCCTTGGGGACTTTTAGTACTGGGATTAACATACGCAATATCCATAACATTATATTCGCATCTCCCAGTAAATCACAAATCAGAGTGTTACAGTCCATTGGTAGAGGTCTACGATTATCAGATGATGGCAGGACTACCAACCTCTATGATGTTGCCGATGACTTAGGATATAAAGGAAAACCTAATTTCACTCTCCAACACAGCGCTGAAAGAGTTAGGATATATAATAGTGAGAAGTTTCCTTACAAGATGCATGAAATAAAAATTTAATGAAAAAAAGAAATGTTAAACAATTTATCCTAACAAACGGACAAGAAATTGTCTGTGATGTAATTGAATGGGCTGAAGATGATTTTTCGGAAATAGTTGTCCGGAATTGCATGGAAATTATTTGGATGCATAATAATGAACAAAGAATATATATGTTCAAACCTTGGATGCATTATCAAGAACTTACTGAAGATTTAATTATTATTAATTCTGACCACATTATATCAACGGCTGAACCTACAGAATATTTGGTATATCAATATGACATCGCTGTTAAAGATATGAACGACTCTGGCGATATTCGTCGTGTTGAATATTCACATGAGAAAAAAATAAAGTATGAAAAACTTGCGACTTATCTTAATGAACTAACAAAAAAGAATGTGAATACATCTATAGTCTCAGATCTAGATTCTGATAAACCTAGTAATATCATTCCATTTCCCCCTTTGGTTCATTAGTATATTATCCCTGGCGTGTTAAGCTCTAGGGTAACACATTTTTATAAGAAAGTCAA